ACCTATGTCAGGTACTTCCGCAACTGGTATTGAACCTAATCTGAGTACAGCATTAAATGTTGCGTTTAATCCTACCACATTTGTATTAGGTTCAATTGAAAGTCTTACTGCAATAAACCCAGGAACTAATTATTTAAGTGATGTCTTTGTTTTAGCTAAAGAAAAACTATTTAGTAGATTCAATTTAAATGATCAAATTCTTAGAATTGTTTCTTCTGTAGGTGTGAATATCTTAGAAGGTGATGTAATTACTCAGGAAAAAATAGTAAAAACATTTGAAGGTGAAGATCTTCAAACTCTAGTAAGAGGTAAAGTAATTGCAGTACAGGGAAATGATATAACAATTCGGCAACTTACATTTCAATCTTTTGTAATATCAAGAGATAGAATTTCACAGGAATTAATCTTGCCAGCATTCAAAGAAGGTCTTTCAATAGTATTAGATATACAAAGTATAACATTTGATAGAAAATCCCTACCGTTGGGTCTTAATGCACAAATATCAGGCCCTGTTGGTTTTTCACTAGGTAAAATATCAGCTATTGAAATTTTTGATTCCGGTCTTGGTTATGAGCAGGAAAAACCTGTTACGATATATAATTTATCAAAGGCAGAAAGACTTGGGGTTGATGCTATTTTAGATGCTACGGGCAAAGGTATAGTTGATAGATTGGGAATTACAGAAGGTAAATGGATTACTACTAATTCTAATATAAATACTGAAAAGGTAATGCAGGATAGTTTTTATTACCAAGACTACTCGTATGAAATATCAACTGACATATCACCTACCATATACGAAGAAATATATAAAGAAATATCACACCCAAGTGGAATTAAATTATTCACGAAGTTTAATAAGTCAGATATAATAGATTTTACACCTGATATTTCTTTGACACCGATAAAAAGATTTGCGATACAAGAAACCGCTATTAATGAAGATTCTCGGAATCTATCATCCGAAAATGGATTTTTATATCTAGTTACCCAACTTATAGAGGAATAATATGTCAATAAAGTTTGATTCATTTACGACTGATATTGCCGAAACATATCTATTAAAATCATTACAAGAAGAAGATTTTTGGATTTTTGGATCATTTCCGGGTGAAACCTCAATACCAGTTTCCGAGAACACAGAAAAAACTCAAAGAAAATTTCTTGAAAAAACAATCTTTGGGGTTAGTGTTACTGATTTTGATTTTGCTGCTTTAGTAAATTTAAATATATGGGAAGAAGGAAGAATTTATACTGAATATGATGATGCTAAAAATATAGGGTTAACAATCAATACTCCGTTTTATGTAGTGACACCACCTAATAGTACAGGGGGATCACATCACATATTTAAATGTATAAGTAATAATTACAGCTCTACTTCTACTGAAAAGCCAATATTTGAAGATTCAATAAATCAACTTGACGGTATATATTATCTATCCGATGGCTATGTCTGGAAATATATGATAACAGTACCTTCGTTTGCATTTAGTAAATTTGGGGGTTCTGGTTATATACCTATAATTCGAAATGCTCAGGTGGAAACTATTGCAAATGAAGGTATATATTCGATATTGGTTACAAATAGATCAACAAATTCCGGATATGAAAGATTAACTGGGACTATCACATCGCTTGATTCAAATAATAGAATCATAATACGAATAAATGGCAATATACCTTTTAATAAATCACCAAATATTTATGCTAATCGCACACTTATTGTAAATCCTGGTACATCTTCGCAGGAGATAGATACCCAATTATTTAAAATACTTGCGTCCGGTGAACTAAATGGCCAAAATTTTATACAAATAGAAACAACCGCAGCTGAATTAAACTTAGAATCTTTAATTGAAATAGTTCCTACCATAGAAATTATAGGTGATGGATCTGGGGCAAAAGCAATAGCAATCTTTGATGATACAAATACACTAATAACATCAGTGAAAATGATCGATAGTGGTATTAACTATCAAAACGCAAATGCTAGGGTCATTGATCCATCTGTAAATTTTGACACTACCAATCCCAATAGATCTGATATTGAATGTATTTTGCGACCTATTATATCACCCAAAGGTGGCCATGGAAGCAACCCGGTAAAAGAGTTTAAGTCTAAGAATATAAGTATTTCTGTAAATATAACAAGTAAAGATTCCTCAAATGTCACAGATACTAATTCATATAGTAAAATTGGACTTGTAAAAAATCCATTATTTGCGGAAGTTATTACTGAAAATACATTTGATAGTAGATTAAAATTACAAACTACTGATGGTGTTTTGGGTCTGTCTGTAGGTGAAACATTATCACAAAGTAATGGTGTTTCTGGTATAATACATGAAATTGATAATGATGTGTTATATCTTACAGAATATGACGGTGCCTTTTCAGCTGAATTTGACGAATCGTTATTAGTAAGTTCATCTTCGGGTATTAATTTTAGTATAAATACAATTACAAAAGCGTCATATGTTTCTAAAACTGGTTCGGTTCTATTCATTTCGGATCTAACACCAGTTGATAGATCCGATGAAAAAGTAGAACAAATAAAATTAATAATAGATTTCTAAGGGTATGGATTACTAAATGTCAATTAAAACAAATCTAAATATTGCTCCTTATTTTGACGACTATGATATTTCCAACAAATATTATAGAGTACTATTCAAACCTGGATTTGCAGTACAAGCAAGAGAATTAAATCAACTGCAAACTACTTTGCAGAATCAGATTGAACAATTTGGTGAAAACATATATAAAGAAGGTTCAATTATAAAGGGCTCTACCTTTACTGAACTTAGGAATCTAAAATATGTAAAAGTTGTAGATCGCATTGTACCTGTGAGTGGGTCAACATTCAACACGCCAAGTGCGTTTGAAGAACGCACTGAGACAGCTGATGATATTACTAACGAGTACTATTATGAAATTGAAGATGATCAAGGACTTAACGCGCTTATAATAAGAGGCGCTAATGGATTTCAATCTAGAGCACCTGATTTAAATACATTTTTTATTGTATATCTTAATACTAGTAATACTGGCAAAAAAGAATATGATCCTAGCGATACACTAAATATTAGAGAATACATACTAAGAACTGATGAGACTGGTACTGAGACAATAATTGACAATGGTATTGTTGCAACAACCTCAGTAGCAAGTTTCTCAGATCCCGTCGGCGATTCATTTGGCTTAAATGCATCTGAAGGTATTATCTTTCAGAGAGGACATTTCCTATTTGTGGATGATCAGACAATTGTTGTTGAAAAATATATAGTACAAACAGAGGAAGATACTGAAATTAAGCCAAACGGAACTTCAGTTGGCTATGCAGTTGATGAAAGTATTGTAACATCACAACAAAATTCTGATCTATTAGATAATGCAAATGGCTCACCCAATGAAAATGCACCTGGTGCGGATCGCCTGGTATTAGTGCCAAGACTTGTAGCAATAGATACAGTAACAGCTGAACAGGACTCTGGTTTCTTTATTTTGAGAAGATATGAAAACGGAGAAGCCGTAGAAACTAGAGACGTGTCAGAATTTAATTCAATTGCAAAAGAATTAGCAAGAAGAACATATGAAACCAACGGTGACTATACTAAAAAGAATTTTACATTTAACGTAATCAAAAAAACAACAACAAATAAATTTTCGGTAGAAATGAGCGAGGGTGTTGCATACTCTAAAGGTTATAGAATATCAAACGATGCTAAACGCTTCTTTGAAATACCAGATATAACATCTACTGAAATTGCATCAAATCAATCTGTAAACTTTACATATGGCGGCTATTCCAATGTCATAAACGCCACTGGTAGAGTTACAATAGGTGATTATCAAAATGTTGATTTAGTAAACTCAAGTGAAGCAGTAATAGGATCTGCGGTAGTTAAAAACTACACAGCCGATAAAATCTTTTTGTTTGCAATAAGAATGTCTGGGGTTAATTTATTTTCAGATGTACAATATGTAAAACAGGGTGCCAATGGACTTATAGAAATTGACCCAAAGATTATTAATTCAAGTACTTCCGCGCTTATATTTGATTTTAACACGCCGTTTGTGAAAACAATAGATGATATATCATTTTATATTAGAAAAACTACTCAAGATAATACCGACGGGACTGGTAACCTAGTAATTGCACCACCTGGGGGATTTAGTTTTGATGTAAATTCACTAAATGATTTACTAGTTATAGACAATACTATTAATCAGCCTATAGATATAAATGTGGCAACTACAATTGTAAATAGCGAAGGTAAACTTTTTATAGATACTGATACTGCATCCACACTTGTTACTGTATACTATAATATAAAAGTAAATAGCCCAATACAAAAAGTAAAAAATATTTTTAATCTTTTCGTAAAAACAACTTACGATGCTACCAAGGGTAAGTATACATTAGGCTTGCCTGATTGTATATCACTTTTAAGTGTGAAGGGTCCTGATGGAACGGAATACGTAAATAGCTTTAAGCTAGTAAAAAATCAAAGAGATGATTTTTACGATCATTCATATATTGAAAAAATACCAGGCACACTTTCACCAAATAATAGTGATATATTAACTGTAAAGGTAAGAGGATTTAGAGTAAACTCAGGATCTGAAATAAACTTCTTTACTGTAAATAGCTATGATACAATTGATGTAAATGAAATACCATATTTTGAATCTACCACAGGTAAAATATTCAACTTAAAGAACTGTGTGGATTTCAGACCGCACAGAATACCAACAGCCGCGTATTCTACTAATGAAAGTGGTGCTACTATTTTATCCTCAGTTGATCCTGAACTACCTATATCAGCTGATGATATGTTTGCACAGGGTGTTAACTATGCTATACCTGCTCTAAACACCTCAGGTGTATTGGATATTGAGTATTACGATTCAAGAGTAGATTATATAATAGGAAGTTCGTATGGAAGATTTAAATATATTACCGGAGATGAAATAGGGAATTCTATAGGTAATTTAGGATCCAACGAAAATACAATTATAGCAGAAATTAAAATACCAGGATACCCTCTTCTTTCTAAAGAAGAAGCATATAAGCAGAACAGACAAGCTGAAACTATATCAGTATCAACTAAGACTGTAAAAACTTATACTATGAATGATATTGATAAACTATCGCGTAAAATTGAAAGATTAGAATACTACACTGCACTTTCAATCTTAGAAAAATCTGCTCAAGATCTTGTTATAAAGGGTGAAAATGGACTTGATAGATTTAAAAACGGTATAATTGTAGATAATTTTGAAGATCTTTTGGTAGCTGATGTGTCAGATGCAAACTTTAATGCTTCAGTAGACTTTACAGAAAAAGTTCTTTATCCAAGTATAAAGCAATTTCCTCTAGATCTAAAAGTAAAATCATTTGATGGCACTCAATCATTTGACGCAGCAAATACCATTGCTGCTCTTTCATCTAACCGTCTTGCTAAATTCATATCACAGCAATATGCAACTGGATTTAGATCTTGCACTAGTAATTTTTATAGTTACAAAGGAGTGGGTCGTTTAATACCTGAATATGATTTTGCACATGATACTGTTACTACACCAAGAAGTTTTGAAATTGATTTGGCAACACCGTTTGCGCAATTTACAAATGCACTATCAGAATTTGTACCTCTTACTTCAACACAAACAAATCTATTAAGTAGTTCGGTCAACGCAAACAGATCTATTTTGGGTAATACTATTACAACTGAAACAATAACATCTCAGAATTTTGAAGATATTTCTAGAGAATTGGC